TTGATCTCCATGGATGTATAAATTTTCAATAAAATTTATTTTCAATAATATATATATATATATTTTCCTTTTTGGCTTTCAGTTGTTGTGGTGTTTTTGATACCGGTATACCGGTCTTCACCACATTCTCCTCCATATTTCGGTTGTGATAGACCATTCAAAAGATTAAAATAAATTATGATTCATCCCCCTTATCAATTCTCAGTCATGGTTTGGTTTTGTGTATTGTAAAATCACTCGTTGGACCAAAAAAAAAAATATAATCTTTACAAAAAAACACAAACCATGAACACCGAACAAATCGCCATGTACGCTGCAATTGCAATTGCAATTTATATTATACTCATAAGACCCACCCAGTTGGAGACTCCTATTTCAGCAAAGGCAGGTATATGTTAAGACACCCAGTTGAACGTCTTTTTTTATTTCTTGGGAAGTCCTCACCACCCAACCACTTTCAATTGCTCAAGTGTAAGTGCGTTGCAATACTCATACCAAGTCGTGACGTCCTTCAACTTTTGCTCGTCGATACTGGTCAACCGATAGTGAGCGGGTATCAGGGAATTCGAGATGCGCAACTTGTTCAGTGCAAATTCCGCGTAATCCACAGCATCGTAATGGCTGTGATGTTGCAACAAGGCTATCATGTCGTCTTTGGAGGTACATTTGAAAAACAAATCGGCGGCGGTCTCAAACATCTTTGTTCTTCGTACGCTTTTTCCAACGTTGAAAACCAACGCAAACACGTGAAAAAAAATGAAGAGGATCTAGTAAAATATTATGGGTTGCTGCGAGTCTGCCATCGAGATTGGCAATGAAACCACAACCACGTACCATCCTCCCAAAAAAAAAGAAGCGGTTCTATTCTATGTCGTGACCACGAAGGAGAATGAGGTCAAGGAGGAGTGTTGCATTTGCTTCGAGCCGATGCACCAGTACGTCTACTTGCCGTGCGCGCACAAGTTGCACCACGATTGTGCCATGAAATGGTTCCGCACCTATCGCCATTCCGAGTGTCCGATTTGCCGCACCAATATTTACCAGAAGCCCAATCTATTAGAACAAGACCTAGAACAAGAACCCGTACAAGAGGGCGTCGTTGACGATGACGTGGAGCAACGGGAAGACGGAACTGATGACGAATCCTTCTCCGATACCGATACCAGCGAGGGCAGCGATGGGGAGGATACAGACGAGGAGCAGGATTCGGACCGGCCACCGGCTGCCCCCGTTCCCAACCGCTTGTTCTACCAGCGGCAGGAAGAACATTTGCAACACGTAATACATCAACGTCGCTCCCGCCGCCCAGTACGCCAGGCTTGGATTCAAATCGTGGAATGACAACTTTGCAACCAAGAACAAATTCATTGCGTACGCCAGCGCAGCCGCGCCTAGCAGGTACCCCCACATGCCTTCTGGGACGTTTCCCCAAAATTTAGACAGTGTGGTTCCTTGCAATTGGTACGAATACCCGACCCACAGCGCGGTTTGGGTCAGCAGGAGGGTGAGCAGTAAAAGAGTGTTCATGTTTGATAAGGATGTCGAAAAAAAAGAAGTAAAAAACGCCAGGCTCAATACAGTTGAACATAAAAACTTAAAAAGAGAACGAAATACATCGTGTACATGCCAAGCCCTACGTGCAGCCCAATAGACTGGTAGCAATTGCGTGTACTGTATGTATATCCGATGGCATAGAGGCATAATGCATGCTGTGCAATCTGGGTCACAGTAATCCACTTGCGATATGGTCTTAACGTTCCACGAGGAAATGCAAAATACCAATACATTATACAATGGACAAAGCAATTGGATCCCATGAACACGAATAAGGATGGAATAGTAAGGTTCGTATACGTTACAACCGCAGTACTCATATGATGCAGGTATTGCAATCTAGATATTTTTTTTCCAGACAAAACCAACAACAACGTATCCGTCCATTCTACGTATTTCGAAAACAGAAACATGTCAATACCTGTATACGATAAATACGGTGTGCACCAATCGGTGAATTTACCGTCGTTGTACGTCGCAAGTGTGATAACATATAACATATATCCAGACCACGCTGACATAAACATGTTGTATGTTGTCCGCAGGGTGGAAAACCATGGTGCTTGTATCGTTTTGAAATCTTGAATGCAGTACACAAACAATGCATACAACAAAGGAGAGGCAACGTGTAAGACGTTCATTATGTTTTTAACCAGATGCAATATATATATGTTGTGCTATCGAACGAAGAAGAACAACCACGACGCAAAAAAAAATATTGAACATCTAACCCGAGGACAACATACACAACAGCAACAACGAATGTGTCTAAGATAGTTGGAGAATACCATCAACGTCGTATGGAAGGAACTGGGAGATGGCAACCCCCGTAACGATTCCCAGCGAATTGAGTGCGATATCTTCCCACGTGCTTTCCCAGTAGGTGAGGTACTGATATTTTTTAGCGTCTAGCCTTGTACGAGCCGTGCGACTGAGCACGGTCTCCTTCCCGTACGTTTTGAACAGGTACTCTGTGACTTCCCATGCAACGCCGAACCCGATATACAACTTCCAATTTTTTGGCTGAAGCGTGGCGATGACCACCCATAATACAAAATGGGACAGCGGCCACGTACTGATGGGGAAGCCAAACACGGAAAAGAGTTTTTTATTCATGGGATCGGCAGCAATCGCGCATTCCTGATATCGGCTCAAATACCCGTAGAAGTACCACACAATCGACCCTCCGAACCACAAAAATGTCAAGATACCCATCAGTAAGGTATTGGTTCGTTTTCCAACAACATAGAAGAGGAGTAAGGATATTAAAATTCCAGACCAAAATACCACCAGCGGCATGCTTTCTAAGTACCACTGGACGTTTGATGTACCAAAGATCCGCCTTGCGGTTTCGTAGTTTTTTTGTTTACAAACGTCCTTAATCGAATCGGTCTTCATGTTTTTTTAAACCCAACAAAAAAATATTTAACACTCTTTATAAAAAGCCACTTACGGTATATTTAACATCTTTATAAAGCCACTTACGGCGTGCCACCCGAGAGAAAGTAGACCAAACGTGATCACGAAGAGTACGACATATGCAATAGGGACGAATGCGTCAAACGTTTCGTTTCTATTTTTTGCTGCTTGTGGAAAGCGTTTATTTAACATGTCATGGATGTATACCGGAACTAGTATGGACACAATCGCAAACAGCAGAGACACCCACATTTTTTCAACCCCCGAGAAAAAAACTTGATTTTTACCACCACCATCGATTGGGCGGTCGCCGATCTTGCGGATGCAACAACTCCCAACGTTCTTGCTGCGCTGTCCGTTGCAACGTGTTTAACCGTGGATGCGCAATAGGCTTGCATGCATACTTTGAAGGAGTCTGTAAGAATTGGTTCGAGGAAGTTTTGACGAAATAATCCAACAAGTTTCTCGTGAATACTCCTGTCGGTGACAAATCGGGGACTTTTGCCAAACATTGGCTGAATTGCACGGAGCACTTTCCGCTATCGACCACGTTACCCATGCAGACATCGTGTTGCGAACAACATTTGGTGGTATTTTTGTCAAGCAATTGACTCATGATATTCTTTTCTTTACTTTTACCAATCAAGGAATCCGGTCCACATCCATTCACTGCCTGAGTTGCATTTAGAATATGGTAATTCGGTTCACACAAACAGCGCCGTTGAATCATGTTGGTCTGATGATCAAAGTACATGAAACATGACAGATTCTTGTTTTCTTTGGTGACGCATGTGAACGTGTCGGTCTTTTTGTATTGGGAACATGGTTGATACGGCATGTTTGTTTATTACTTCGAAAATTTTTTCATCTCCCGCTCCAACCTTTGGGGCGTCAACTGGAAGCACGACGAGATGTCGCATTCGTCCTTGTTGTTGCAATTTTGCTTGATGCACGTCCAACATTGCTGGTACAGGCCTTTACTTTGCTCGATTGACTGGAGGTTTTGGGTGTCGTTTGGTCGTCCAGGAACCATCGACATGCCGCCGCATATGCGGTTGAAGTGTTGAATATTTTTCTGGTCGGACATTATAGAAGGATATTGTGGTTATTTGTTTGGGTTTTTTATTACCCCGAGAAAAAAAATTGCTATGTTTTATTATTATTGCGCCGCCGCGTACCTGTATTTTCTATGCGAATGGCTCAAAGCCACGGGGTGGCTCGCTCCCCTCCAGAACGATAGCCATTACCACACTTGCGTTTCCTTTTTCGAACACGAGTTGACGGACGACGTGACGCGAAGCGTCTGCGACATGCTCAACCGGGAAGAAAACTTTACCAAATTCGTCAACAACGGCCTGTATTTGTTCCTGACCCTCCACGCGCTCACCCACCACCTGAATTTTAGCCATTTCGACCCTTGGTATTGGGTCGTGGCTTGGGTCACCGCCTTTGTTTATTCCTTCTTGAACAACATTTCCTACTTTCAATTTTCCATCGACAGCCACACCGGGTTCCAGCCCTCTGAACTGGTAGTCTGTGCCGCCGCCGGGTTGGTTTGCAGTGGCTTGCTGCTTCGGCAATGCTGGACGCGTCGCATACGGTGGCAAACCTTGGGGTACCCATGTTTGTTGTATTTGGTCATGTTTGGCCTCTTTTTCTCCGTAGACACCGGGATGTCGTGGCACCTGCACCACGCGATTTTGTCCGGGTTCCTGTCCCTCTGTTTCACGGAGTTCGAGGTTCAAACGAACCGAATCCTCCACGCCGGGTGCATTGGGTTGATTGTGCAAGGGTTTAATTTTTACACGGTGGAAGAGATACTGCTGTTCCGCATCCACTACCACCCGCCACCAACTCTGCTTTACATGAGCCTGATGCTGGTAGCGCTTGGGGGATGCTGCGTGGGGTATGCGGGCTATCGATGGTTTACACGCCAAGAGAAAAAGGAAGACGATTCGCTGCGAATTCAATTGATTCCAAAAATTAATCAATAGTTAACTGCCGATGCGAACTACAATGTTCAAGGTAAGCCGTTCAGCCACGTTCTCCGGCCACGCAGTCAAATCGTAAAAAGCAGTGTGAAGTTCATTTACCGGAAATAAAATGGTTCGATTCGCTTTGTTGTCGAAACGTTCAACCATTTCCCAATAAGGGTTGGTGGGAATGTCTTTGACTTCGAAACTAAATGGATGGTTGAATAAACAGTTGCCTGTACGTTTCCGTTTGAACATTGCTGTTCCTCCTCCAACCGCGTTGAGATACGTGAGTATTCCCACACCTTCGTCATCTTGATCAGTGTGAGCATTTGGTGATATAAGTTTGGAGACGACGGTACTTCTTTTGACGATACCAAGCCAAGCCGTTATGGTTGTCTTGTGTGTTGTGTATTTTTTAAATTCCGGATCGATGGAAACCATGTGTTTCAAAATTTGCTTTTTTTGAACTGGTGTCAGTTTGAAAAAGATTTTTTCTCCGGGAAATGCGGTAAGATCTGCTACGCGAGGCAAAACCTTTGCCGCATAATCCAAATAGTGTAAAAATGTTGCCGGGAGACTGTCATCAATAATGTAATGTTTTTCTTTCAATTTTATGGTATTCTTCGTGTGGATCATCATTCCAAGTAATGGGAATTGTTTGTATTGGAATTTCGAGTACGTGTTGTATATTGTTTCCATAATTACAATCGCTGCCGCCCACTTCACTATAATATTAACATTATTTGGGAGGTTTTCAAATGAACCAATGTAGAGTAATGTAACTACAACTAATAGAGAGACCAATATTTATTTTTGATACAACTTTGACGACACCAAGGGTGTGTGGTGCAATTATTTTTGTTAGGGCGAGCATGTCGTTTTTTTTCTGTTCACAATATAAAAAAACATGACTACTACCAAAATTTTACTTACACTAATATTATTATTGATTGGTTTTATGATATGGGATGTAAGGTCCACAAGATTACAACATGGGGATCCCGACGCATGTTAAGAAGACAGTATAAATAAAACATGAATAAAATAACATGAGCCTGCTGCTGGTAGTGCTTGGCGTGGGGTGTGCATGTCGTTTTATTTTCTGTTGTGTAAAGAATAAAGGAATAATATGTACCAATTGTTTTCGATCATACATGTCTCTAAGGGATATAAAGGATCATCAAAAAAAATGTCATACTTTATCTAGGTATTTATTTACAAATTTATAAAAACAAACTGTTTGATTATGGGTACCACTAGTAGTCGATGTACTACTTGGTGCTTTTTCCGAATTGTATAACGATTTATTACCAATACTGGCGTTTTCATATGCTTTCATATTACCTTTTTGTTTGCTTTCTTGATCTACCAATTGCAACCGCAAGTTAACCGCGTTTCCTTTTTTTGCCCGTCAACTTCGCCATGTCCTCGCTGGAAATTTTATTCTGCTGCATGCAGGCATTCAACATCTTCACCTTCGCGTAGTTCCCGTGCACCACGCGCAGCAACCCGGACATCACCGTGATGTACTTCACGTACGGATTCTTCTGCCAAAACGGCCGCATCCTCCCCCGTATTTGCTGCCGATCCGCCTCGTTGCCGAAGTACACCCCGCCGACGCAACAACAACATCGGGTCAAGTTGTACCCGGCGTTGTACTTCGCCCGCGTGATCACCACGTCGTAATCCTTGACTCTCCCATCGGCCACTTTCGCATCCGTCAAGTCGATCGAATCGACCTCGTCGAACCGGTCCGACGGTCCTTTCAAGTTGTTTGTCCCGATGCACACCACCTGGTGGTTCGCCTGCAATTGCTGCGCCAGCCACTGCTGCCCCTGACGGTTCTCCGCAACGACGAACACTTTTTGAAACTGCCCATCGTTCGGTCCACCTTGTATTTGTACCTTTCGCTCTGCCTCCACTACCTTCACGATCTCGCGCTGGCACGCCTCTTGGGCTAGCCGAACCATTTGCAAAAACAATCCATTTCGATGTGCCTCCGCGTATGCAGGCCCAGCATCGCAAACGTGGTCGTGCTCTCGAACCTCAACTTCCACGCGAGGGGAGAAACTGATCATGCTGTTCGCCGCCACGACGAAATTTTCCTCCGTGACCTTGAATTGCACCGCCATTTCCAACCAGCGAGTCATCAACTTGGTCCCTTTCTTGTTCAGGATCGGGGTGCCGGTGAACCCGATGGTTTCCTTCGCCAATTTCGAGAGGCACAACGCGGCGCCGCTGCGCTTGCTGTAGAGCAGGCATTTGTGTATCTCGTCCAGGATGAAAATAGAGGATCCCATGTGCGGCTGCATGTACGATTGGTACTTGCTGAGCCCGTCGTGCTCGATGACATGGATGATTCCCTTGCGAAATTCCCGGCGCGGCCCAGCCGGCAAATGGAATACTTCCGGTCGATTGTTGGCCCACACCCCAATGCGCCGGTACGCCCCATCTTGCTCCCGCTGCTTCTTACCCGTGGACGGTTTGGTAGCAAGATGGATCGCCACGCGGAACCCCATCGTCAGCATCTCCCCGATCACGCTGTGAAACGCGCTTTTCGGCATCGTGTAGAAGATATGCCCTACGTCGGCCAATCCCCGCTCCGCCAAGTATTGCAACACGATCAGCGTCTTCCCCATCCCGGTAGGAAGCACCAACAACTTGCAACTCTTCGTGGAGCGCAGCAGTTGATCGATGCTTTTTCGCTGGAAGCCGTACAACTCTCGGCCTTCTTTGTCTTCCAACGTTGGCCACCTGGTCGGAAGATGTTGACCTGTCTTCTCCTTCACCACTTGTTCCAATCGACGTTTCACCCGCTGCAACAAATACGGGTTTTCGACAGCAAAGTGAAACGGACGGTAATGCTTGGGAAACAACGCAGGCGGCACCACTTGCGCCATGGCACAAAATAATTTGAAGGCTGGTGCATCCAACGGATCCACTGGATCGGAATCTGGGCCTGTCGACCCATCCCGGCTGATTGCCCGCATGCCGAAGGAATGGTTGCAATGGTGCAGGTAGGTGAGGGCACGATGCAGCAGCAGAAGGGATTCGCTGCGAAACAGTTGGTCCAATTGTGCTTCCCACTCCGAAGGCAACACGTACTGCTTTCCCCATCGCTTCGCCTCGCTCCAAGACTTCCACTCACCACCCTTCAACCCGATAAAGTAGTTGTTTCCTTTTCTTTTTACGTGGCATCCGTACAAATCGGGGATCGGCATGTGAGCCTTGGAAATAGTCGTCAATTGCAACGTGCCGGCTTCCAATATCTCAAGTGCCTTCTTTTTTGCATTCGCTTGCATCTCGGGTTCGAACACCCATTGGACGTCCTTCTCCTTCTGGCCACGCTGCTTCAAAGACGGTTGGCAGACGATTTTATCGATGTCGTTGGGGTTCAAACTGGCCATCACCTGCCCTTTTCTAGTTTTGACGCTGGGAAACGGTCCAATAGCCGCTGCCAACCAATCGTCGGGCAATTCGAAGGACAAGTCGCACCGGGAGGCATGGGCCGGTTGGATTGGTCGGTACAGCGAGATCAACTTGGACTGGGCTTCGCGGACGTGCTTTGCACGCTCCTCGAAGTTGCTGAGATCGTGGCGCCGGTAGTTGGTTCCGGTGATGCGAAACATGTATTGGCATCGCGCGCCAAACGGCGTTTTCTTTTTTTTGGAATCGTCGTACGGTATGTCATCTTTCAACAGCAAGACCACCTGAGGCAGCGAATGCTGATCTAAGGCGTGGTTCGGATAGGGAAGGAAGACAACGGGAGTCACAACAGGAGCGTGCACCTTCTTGTTTGGGTGGCGGCACACGTAGTCCATCATCTTCTTGTCCCCGTCCATGCCGCCCACCATGCGCATCATGCAAGCGCACTGCTTCAATGGGCCCCAAGTCGAAAAGGCAGTTGCATCGAACAGCACTGGATGGTCCACCTTGTTTAAATAATCGAACGCATCCGAGGAATGCAGCAGCGTCAATCCTACTTCGAAAATGATCTGGATGAACTGGTTGCACGGGAACCACGAGGGCTGAGCCTGAGAAAGCAAGGCGGCACCCATCAACAGCGGCAAATGACTCACCGCGCCGCATGCATCTTCGAAGGCGATGACGGCTAGACGTTTGGTAACATTACCAACCCCTTGCACACTGGTGTGGAGGTTGGGGTTGTATTGCGGCAGTCCGTGGAGCAACTTGTGCATGCAATAAAGCAGCACGACGTCGCTCGGAAGGGTAGTCTCTCCACTTTGCCAAGGATTGGCGCCGAAGCGGATGGTCTTCTGCAGGATCGATTTGTACACGGACGTGGTCATGTAGGGCTGCGCATCGACGTGATCCAGTTCTTGCAGGAAGGGGCCTACGTTCGCTCGGTGTGGCAGCAACCTCGAGCACCAGTCCAACAGCGTCAGTGTGGTGGTGGATCTGGATCCAGCCCGGACGAACACGCCGCCGGCAAGATAAGTCAATCCTTCCGAAAGGACAAGATGCGGTGCGACATGGTTCTCGACTATGTTGTGAACTACCTTGTACACTCCACGACGAAATTGCATCACAGGTTCCTTGCACCCATCCCGCAACGACGTGTCTCCTTGCGCTAGTGTGGCAACAGTGACGAGATCGTGGACGTGCAAGGGACGCCCTACCAACTCGTTCACCATTTGTTGACCATGTTCCGGTCCAAAGGTTTCCTGCAATGCGCGGACCATTTTGCTGGGGAGTGAATAGGCCACCACTTGCCAATTTGGATCGTCGCCGCCAATGTCCCTATGATTGGGCAGCCGATCTCCCAATGGCAGGAATACGTCGCAATCCCCTCGCTGAAGTTCCGTCCAAAAGGACTCGCGTTGGAAATCTCGCTGCGGGCCTGCCGGCTTCCACTGTGAATTTTTTTGATCGTTTGGCGAGTCGTATGCCGTGCCATGGAAATACCCTTCCTGCAATGCTTTCCATAGGTTGCCGTTCGGTGAAAAAAAATACTTTCCGTTGTACCGAGGAACGCTTTCTGCTTTCACTCGCACGTCGCTAGTGCCGGTGTACAGAACTTGGAGCACGCAGCCCTCTGCCGGCCCGAAACCCACTACCATTTCACCTTCAGCAACCCCAGTGACGCTGACGGAGTAATGTTTCAAACTTTTTGCCAATTTCTCAAAATTATATTCTTTGGTTTCGGGCTGTAGATTTTTCAACGTGGCGCGCACGGGATAATATGGGTGTGACGACCCCGTTTGATCGTTGAATCGATTCCAAAGTTCTTCCATTTTTATAATATGAATGCAAAACTTAAGAAAAAGTTATATATGTTGTATGAATATTGTATATTATATTTGTTTATATATTTATTTTAATAATATTATTTTTTATGTTTGGAGCGGTAAACCGGTAAAAACCTTATATTTATATATAATTTATTTTTTTGCAACACCCACCAATTTGCTCGATTACGCAATCAATTTGATCTTGATCTTCCAATTCCAACGATTTTGGAGTATCTTCAGGATTGATTCGTTCGCCATCTAGAAGAAAACGAAACGTACTTCGTAAACCACCTTTCATGTTGGCAAATGCTTTGAAGACTTTTTCCATTTTTGTCGTTGTTTTAATTTTAAAAAATGTTTCCTGTGCAAGTTGATCTTTGACACGTATTGTTAAACTTTCAACATCCATTTTGTTAGATTTATTTACTTCCATCGATTTATTTGCTTTTATTGTATCCATTTTATTCGTTTTCTCGTGTTAATATTGTATTATAATATAATGTTTTTGAATTATCATATATATATATATATATATTTTAATATATATTATATATATTAATAATTATAGTAATATTGTCAAGGTCTTCCCAAAAGTTATAATTTTTAAAAAAAAACGCATTATTTGTAATATATATAATATATTAAAGACAGGAGTTTAAATCCAAAAAAGGTGGAAACTTAAAAAAATATTTATAAATTTAGAAAAAATATTTACTTTACATTTTGTTTACTCTTTTTCCCAGGTTTCATGAAAATGGTCATGCCACCGCTCGCTTTGGGCGGTGCCTTGCGCTTTTTCTTTGGCTTGTCTTTCAAAAATTTCTCGTACATGCCGGTTTTCTTGGTTCCTTTTCGCTTCGGTGCCCTAGGCTGCCTTGTCAACCCAACCACACTGTCCGCCGCTCGCGTTTCTTGGGTGCCCATGCCGTAGTTGAAAAACGGGTAGGAGCACCCGAAGATGGGGTGCGTGCTTTCCCGAAACTCGGCTATGTCCATGTGCCCCCCGAACACTTTCAATGCGTACATCGGTGGAGCCGCCAGGATTCGATCCGTGACGCCAAAAAGGGCCGCGACCTTCTTCATGTTGAACAGGACCGACGCCACGTTGAACAGTTTCATATCCAACACATGTCGCTTCGCACACGCGAACGAGCAAAAAATACCCTTCATGTGCCACGTATCGTTCGTGTAGTCGTACTGCATCGGAATCGAGGCAGGCGGGCCGCCAAACACGTGCCGGCAATGCCAGCACATCTGGCTGCACGAGGTCGGCCACGTCTGGATGACATCCACTTCGCCGTGCAATCGAAACGTCACGGTGCTGGACGTTTGGTGCAGCGGCCGCATGCTGCTGCCGCAGAATATGTCGGTGTACGTGGTCGTTTCATTGTCTTGCTCGTGAAAGATAGAAGCCGTCGATCGAATCGGGCGGCGATTCATCTTTGTATGTCCCTTCGGTTATTTCCTTTCTTCTTGGACACACCTTGTGTCGGTCGTTCCGTCCATTTTCATATGTATGATTGTAAATAAAGAGAGATGTGGACCGGTATACCGGTCTTGTTCGTCTTGTTGACCATCCCATTTTTTCTGCATGCGCAAGAGCCCAACGACGCGCTGCATTCCATGATGTACGCCGTTTTCTTGCATTATATATACGCCCTGTATCCCATGTTCGCGTGGCTGCTCGTCTTCGTTCCGTGGGGAATGTTCGCATTCGCCTACGCCATCGAGAAACTCATGGATTGGCAGTTCCACTTATCGTTTCCCGAATTTGAGACGCCGCAATCTCCTTCCCGTGAACCAGCGACAAAAACTGAGCCAGTACTTGGAGGTAGCCTGCCTCGACTCCAACGGGCCCGTTCGGCGCCCGCAATCGTACAAACTGCTTCAAATACGGATGCAGTACATGGTCCTCGACTGCCGCGTACAATTGACCGACATTGGCAGTTGGTAGGCTTGTCCGACGAACCTGCACTGGGCCGTACAGCGAGCGCATCTCTTCCAAATTCGCCTTCGAGTTCATCAGAATCCGAGCCCAGTACGGTGGAGGTCCCTCCGACGCAGGATGCTTCAGCCGATGACGTGCGATCTGATCTTGAGTGAACGCGACAATCTGCGCCTGATCACCGGCTTTCCATACCTTGAAGGCCTCCAATCCTCGGTTCACGCAGATTGTCGGGTCGGTGTTGGTGCGATAATGGCGCTTGAACACTGGATAAAATCGCTCGGCCTCCGCGCGCACGATCATGTCTTGCGGCGACGACAAGTCCAGGATGTGCGAGTAGTTGAGCGCTACCATTACCATGGCGAGCACGCTGCGCGGCTCCGCGAGGGAGTACGAGGTCAGGTAAGCCCCGATCAATTGCCGGACCTCGCGGTCCATCAACATTTCCATGGTTTTCCCGTACTTTTCGTGGGCGTCCATGGTGGTTTCAATGGCTTCCAGTTGCGACAGGAAGGCGTCGAGTGTGGATATAAACTGCATGGTATTTTTTATTATAAGTATATGAAAAAAAATAATACTTGTTTGTTTTATACATTTCTATTCCTTCCCCCCTGTGAAGATGCTTTTCTTTTTTTCGAAACACTTGTATCCTCTTTGATTTTGGCTTGGACAATGCCAGTATTGAACAACTTCATGGCTTGGAACCGGGAATTATTATCCGGGTTACTGATAGCGCGGTACTTGTCGCCGTCGCTTTTGACAATCACCACGTCTCCCCTATCAACATTCCAGATCCCAGTGCCACCATCTTCCGGCAAGTCGAACAATTCATCCTGTTCAATGTTCAACACCTTTGCCAGCAAGTATTCAAAGGAAGGTCCAGCCCCTTCTTCCTCTTCTGTACCTGTACGAAAAACTTCTGAGGTACTCAACAGGATGTTTTCCACAATCTCGTACGCGGATCGCAGCAAATGGCGGTAAGCGTCTGGTAAGTAGTCATAATTTTCTTCCGCTACCTCTGTCATAATATTTTCTAACTTAACGTATTTTTCCACGTCAATGCCCGTGTTGATCATACCATTCCACAACCAGCACTTTACTATATCATCCCAACGATTAAAATTTTCTTCTTCTTCTATCTCTAAGTACGTGAACATGTTGTCCAGTTGCGTAAACACGTATTCCACAATCACTTTTAGTTGATTTTCCGTGCATTGACCATTATCAAACTGACAAAGGGGGTGTGAATTGCATTTCTTTTCATTTTTTCCCGAGCAAAATCGCGTGGTGACGGCATTCATATCTTTCGACCAGTAAGTGACGATTTCCACCTCTCGCATGTCCAACGTTTCGATCCCTGCATCCTGGCTCTTCGTGGCGTAGACCGCCTCGCCGGTACGAAGTCGAAACGCATCTAGAAAGTCTGCTGATGGTCTATCCAATTCATTGTGTAGATCAGGAAATATATCCACCACGTATTGCAGTTGCTGCGTGTTTACGTATGGGAAATACCGATTGTCTTCCGCTGACCTAGAACTTTCCATCATCATCTTTTTTTTTGAGTTTTTTTTTGTACCGACAGAAAAAAAATATACATGGGCTCGTGCTGCTCTACCGACGACATATCGTCTTCCCCATTGTTCCATGATTTGGAGCAGGATCCATACGACGATTACTGCCACCATTGCTGCAAGCAAACCTCGCGCCTCCACAACGTCGTTCTTGCCAAGCAGCAGCCCATGCTGGTGTGCGAGGCCTGCCAGCGCCTGTTCCTTACTTCCGCCTAGCCATGTACATTTTCAACGCCTCGTCGTCGACTTTTCCAGCGTTGTACTTGTTGGTATTCTCTTTGGCTCCAGGAGCCGATACGAAATTCTGCTGCTGCACCCCCATCGGCTGCAATTCGTTTTTCTGCTCCTCCTGCATGGAACGCAGGCATTTCGTGCCGCACACGATCAACTTTGTTTTCTTAATAAACAAGGTAGGAACGCCTTGCAAAAAGGCAGGGATGTCCGGCATATCCGCGATGTTTTTGACCGCGCACCGGTTGGAGAATGAAATGTTCGAGTTCAGCAGTTTCAGCGCCTCCATGCTGTTTGCCTCCCCGCGGTAGATGTACAGGATGTAATCTTTCGTGTCGTCCGCCGATATCGACGGTGTTTTCTGACTCATGATTCTTTTATTCATGAATTTTTTTTTTGATGATAGTCGTCAACGCAGTTTTTTTTTCTCTGGGGTAATAAAAAAACACACAACCATGTCCTACGCAAGTTCCAGCCTACGATCCATGTCCACCGCCAGTTCCGGCCTTTCCTCGTTATCGACCTACATGCCTTTGGCCGGGGGTGCAAACGACAACGGCGCCATCATGTTCGCCGTCGCCGCCGCCATCACCGCTTTAGCGAACTGCGATGCCAAAACGTTGACCTGCAAAGATTGGAAACCAATTATCGCGGCAGCCTTAGTCGGATACGCCGTGTTCATGTGCAAGAAAGGCGAGTGCCAGATTGATTTGGGAAAAACGTTTGGAAAATTAAACGGTCAAGGCATGCTCTTAGGAGGATTGGTCGGCTACGCGGCCTTCCAAGCGTTTGTATTGACCGGTAGTGATAACTTTGGATTCAAGTGGAACGACATACTAGGCGTATCCGGAGATGTTGACGTCCAGTTGCCAGGTGTAGAGATGTTCGTCGGTATTGGAGCAGCCGTCGGCGCCATCATGTAAACGAAAAAAAATACAGAAATATAACAATAGTAATTCTTTTTTTTTACCCAAACGTGCTCTCCGACGCGTACTTGCAGTACAAAAACCCGTCCTCCTCGTCCTTCATCTCCTCGTACACCTCCGCGATGGTCTTTGAGATCGGCACCAAGTGGTCTTTCCCGATAAAGAGGAAAATGGCATCGTTCGGCTGGCATTGGATCCGTTTGCGGATGATGAAGATGAACTGCCCGAACGAGATGGTATTCGGAACCAGGTATTTGTTCCGGTCGATCTGCGGCAAGTTTTTCTCCGTCGCCACCCTTTCGACGATGATCGGGGCTCGATCTGGGTACTTGCTCACGATCCGTGTCGATTCTTCTTTTCGCTTGCTCAGCGTGTATCGCTCTTTGAAAGTGGTCATTTTTATATTTTGTATACATGGAGAGAAAAAAAAAAGACCGCGTTCAACCGACCCCGCCTGGAAAGACACAGTCAACAAACATGTTGGATCATGCCCTGAAGTACCTGTACGTGAACGGTCCACGGATGCTGGGGGGCTGGGAAGGGACGCGGGAAGCCGCGATTTGCAACCACCTGACCAACGTGGAGATCTGGGACGCCTTACCGAACGAGTGCCACCAACTGATCATGCGAAAATGCCACGCTTACGCTACCTTGCTGTATTTTGCGGGAGGAATCTACGCGCTCTGTAAGTGCTCTTTATTGCTTCCATCGATGATGGCATGCAAGACACATGCAAAACGTCGTCATCGCCTCGTCGGCGCTACGAGTCTGGCGCTGGTAACTCTCGACCCGCGTGGATTTGCAACGGAAGCATTGAAGTAGGCCCTCTTCGTCGTCGTCCTCTTCTTCTTCTTCCTGCTGCGGTTGCTGGTGTTCCTCCACTTCCTCCAAATTGCCAGCGACCAACGTCTCTAACAGGGACATGTCGAAGGGCGTGTGTGTGTGAAGGTGGTGGACACACCGTTTCAACGCTCGCAAGTAGGCCACGGGATTCTGGAAGCGCTGGAAGGCATAATGCTCCATTTCGCGCGCCCACCCAATGTCGATACGCACGAAGGCCGATATTTTCTCCGCTACGACGACGCGGTATTCCTCGGTACGATTCACGTCTTCCATTTGTATTTTTTTTTTATTGGTGTTGCTGTTACATCAATGCATGAAACATGTTGTTTTGGGTGGTCAGTGTTTGTGCAACAACAGGGCGGTTTACCGGTGGAACCTTTTGGCGGTCGCAACAATCGGTGTTGTGTGCAAGGAATGTTCGGCATACCCGGCACTTCACCAACGGGCACCGATTGACGGTATGCCCGAGCCTGCCGCATTTGTAGCAACGGCCGTAAAATTGAAAGCCTTCACAAGGCGAGGTCGTCGTGTTCAAGAGCCGGTGATTCTTCCAAGGTATTTTTTCTTTTCCGTAAAACACATTGTTTTCCATCGCTTCATTGTTTTGATTGGTAGGTCGGAAAAAAAATATCCGCGTTGGAACTGACCGAGTTTTTCACCGACCATTCCATCAAAATGACTACCATCGTATCCAACGCATTGAAAACCGCCGCCATCGGAGGGCTCATTGGATTCGGGGTCGGCATGGTCTCGGGAATGGTGAAGAAAAAGCCACCCGAGGAAGTAGACGGGGAGGTTGCCATTTCGAAAGACCCGGAAATCGAGCAGATGGGCCACCAACTCCATGAGTACGGGAACTCCCGGCCCGTCATCCATTCCCTGTATGCCTTGTCGCAACTGGAAGCGGCGGAGCCCACCATGTCGCTGCCGCAGGAGGCGTACGCCATCAAGCACGAGATCGACGTGGAACTCGGGGCGATCTTCGACAACACCGCGGCCGACCGCCAGGGCAAATTGAAGGAACTTATCAACGAGATCGTGGAGTACGCGGACGGAAAGGTGAAGAATCTCGTTTTCGAAGTCCAGGAAACAATAACGGATTAAGAGCCGCCTGGCAGACCCATCTGCAAGTTCGTTTTTCTCGCTTCTTTCCAATACAAAACGAGCAATGCAAATATGATCAATAAGTAAACGGAATCAGGCATGGGTGTGTTTTTATTGTCAACAGAAAAAAATAATTTTGGATTTTAGAAATTGTAATTACTTTTTTTTTCCCGAATCCTTCGGTTGGCCGCATTGAACAGCCGCCGCTGGGTATAATTTTTTGACGTTCGCCGTTCCATCTGCTGCACCTGCTGCTTCCAACCTCCCATCAACTTTCGCAACTCTTCCTCGTCCTCGTCGTCGCTATCTGTCGGTGCATCGTCGTAATCCGTCAACATGTATGCCTCTACCTTGCTTTGATAATTGTTGTCTTTTTTCAAAAATCCTTTTTTTACCGCCAGTTCAACCACTACCACCTGATTGCCTTTCGGCAATCCCTCCCGCTCGATGGTTTCCAATATTTCTTTGAACTGGGCGGCATTCAAGAATGCCGGTCGCTGCACGCCTCTGGCTGCGACGAGTTGTTGCTCCAGTTCCGATGCCGAATATTGCTTCAGCGTGCGGTCTGTTTCCTTTTTTAATCGACTACGATTGGCATAAATCCGATCCACGTACTTTTGTTCCGCGACATGTGCTTCGCTCAATTGTTTGCTGCCATATATATCTTCTTGGATTTGGACATCTTGGGTTTGCAACTCCCATTTATTAGTCCGCAAGTATTGTCGCTTGTGATCCGCGCAAACGTGAACGTAGAGGTCTCGGCCAGACGTAATGGATTTCAACGTGTGTAGTGCATGTTTGGAACACGCGGCACCGGATTTTGTAGTGGCGCTGCATTTCGTTCCGACGGGTATGTAGGACATGTTTTGTAACGATGGAAGAAAAAAACTTATAATTATTGAGGGGGTATTTTATCAAAAATATAGTTTCCCTTACATATCATATTTGCCATGGCAATGTACCATTCCATCTCGCGTAAGACAGAGTCCCCACAATCCGTCATGATAATGGAACCATCGTGCGTGCCACCGCCATCAAAACACATACATACAATATCGTCCTCACAACATTCTACACTGCGTTTCCAATACTCCATGAACGCCAGTAAATTTTGCAAGAATGCACGTGACGATTTTTCCGGTGGATTCATGTTTTTAATCGTTTTCATGGCATCATCAAATTGTTCCCATGCATATTTTTCTGCGTCGCATACACCACATCCACCATGAAAAGAACAATTGTTGCAATAATCACATCTACATCCATAACAAAAATTAACATTCATATTTCCCCCGCAAGTACTACATTCTTCTGAATCACCATTTGAATCGGAACTACTCATTCGTTTGTCAAATATGTGGGGAAAAATCAATGGAACGTCCCACCACACCCGTAAAAGATTTTCGTCTCTTTTCCGGTGTACCGGCACAACAAGTACGACGGGAAGAAAAACACGTCGCGGGGCTTGCACGTCAACTCGCGCTCACTGTTGCCTTGGTTTATCCACAGTTTTTTTGGGTGCACCACTATCGTGACTTTCCGCGTGTGGTCCACCGGCAACATCCACCGGTCTGCTGTCGCATCCACGTCCTCCACGCAAGCATCCAAGTGAAACTTCCACATCTGGTCGTTCGCCTTTGCCAGCAAGGTTGGAAGGCTGGACATATCGGAAACATTGGAAAATTTGAAGTAATTTCGCATGTCGAATGCCTCCACACCCTTTAACGTCCACGACCGCGCATCTTGCCTCTCCGTATCGTGGATGTTTTCTTTCCGCTGCCAACTCAGTTGCATGTACGAGTGGAAGACAACCAACTGTATCCCGTACAACTCGTTCAACTCGGTTCGAGGGTGGATCCTCCGCATGGCTGGCAGGCACTCGTCGTACGGGATAGCATGTTTGGTCGCATCCACTTGTTTTATTTTCTCGATGCCGCTTCGACGGTACAATATGCAATGCGCCTGGTAAGTATACCCTTTCTTCACCACGCTTTGGGTCACCGGCACCGGCGCTTCCCCATCCATCGAGATGCCCCCGAAATCGATCGCATCCCACGCCATCCCTTCCAACTCCTGGATCGATTGGTCGATGCGCCACAAGAAATCCGAGTGAAAATCCGCGTCGTCTTCCAGGACCAGCAGGTACTCGGCGTCCGAGGCTTGGATGGTCCGGAGGTGCGACACGAAGCACCCTACCTCGCCTTTCCGCACCTCGCGGTTCCAAAACTTCGCCACCTCCTCGCGCACGCCATCGGTCTTATCCATTTTCCACTTCGGGTACGCCGTTGCGCCGTCTCCCTCGTTGGCTACGACGGGCTCGATGTCCAGCACCCAGTTGGCAGGAATCTCCAATCGCCGCAGGGTTTCCAAGGTCCGCTTCCATTTTTCTGGTCGATCTTTCAAATTCAGGATTCGAATGGACAACGTGGTCGGTTTGGTGTCGTGCCGCCACAAAAAGTCCAAGTGTCTCTTATCGGCCAACTGGTTACTTAGTCTCGCCTCGTCTTTGTGCAGTTGGCCAATACGAGCCGACACCACCTTTATGAAGCCGATAAGAATGTATCTGGTCCCACTGGTGATCGCTTTCCCCGCATGCTTCGATTTGCCACAATGCAGCACCAATCCGCCTTGTTCAGGACAGATAGTCATGTCGGCATGCTCGTAGTAGGTACCGCCGCCCTCGAAGTCGGAGGGGTTGGACAGCAAGAGCACGAAGGACAGTTCGGATTTGTCTCGATGGATCCCCAGTTCGCGCTGGCCCTTCGCGTCGTATTTGACCACGAAGACGTCGAACGGCGTCAGTTTGGAGGAGGGTTCTAAGTTGTAGTTGGATTTGGTAAGGTCCACGATGCGGTCCAATTCCGGCTGGACGTCCAGGTCTGGTATATTCTGGACAGGAATATCGGTGGTAGGGTAATTGTCGTGTCTGGTGGTTTGCCAGCAACCATGCGCCTCTGCTAACCGGATGATGTCGTCGCACCGAGTCCGTGACAGGAAATTGTCCACGCGCACCACTTTTTCCAACGGGTTGATCATCATTTTTAGGATTAGGGTGGTTCTTTTTTTTTAGGATTCTCAACACATAAATAAAATTTTAAAAAATAATATATTTCGGTCATTATTTTATATTTTTTTTTTTAACTACAATAAAATGTATTGGATACTCCCCTTGATCGTTCCCATCCTGCTCCACCCGCTGGTCGAGTACACCCTATCCCACCACTATTCCGCTTTCAAGGACCATCCGCGAAAATTGTACATTCAAAAAAATGTTGTCAAAGGTCTTGCTCTCGCTGTCATGTCTCCGCTGATCTTGCGAGAAGCATTTAACGTGTTGTGCCGGTCCATCTGGAACTACCACTTGCTGCGGCAAATGACGTTGGCTTACGGAATGATCGACGGGTACAGCCTGGTACGATTCTACGACGAATTATCCGAGACCACCCGCATCCACCACACCATCGTCTCCGTATTTTCTCTACTCAACCTGTTCATCGTTTCCGATCCTTGGAGACAGTTGATGGTTTTCGGAGGAATCAGCACGCTCACGTTCCCGGTCAATCTGTACTTGGGGTTGCGGTTCCTCACCGATACGAATCGGTTGAGGCGCATCGCCACGGCTATCTACGTTCCTGCCATCTTCTTCAACGTGTGGTGGCAATCGTGGTTCGTGCTTCTCGATCCATCCTATTGCATGGTAATTGGGTTGTTGCTGCTGGACGATTGCATCCTGTTGCGGCATTTGTTGCTTCGCCAGTAAGCGTTGCTGCCACAGCATCCGATCGTTGTTCCAGTATTCAACGTAACTTGGATGCGCGTGGGCTGGACCATAGATTTTTTCTCTTTCCGTACGATGGTGTTTCCGGACCACTTTCCACACGTCGGAACCAAACATGTCCTCAAACGTTGCCAGGCTAGTGTCATTCACGTCGGCAAGATCTTCGTAGATGAAATGTGCGATTTTAGGCTCGTGCGCCGTGAACTTCTCCGTCACCACTTGCTGGTCGTCCGGCAACACGCATACCTTCCCCATGGTGCATTTGGCACGCAAGTACCGCTGCTCCGGGGTATAGAGGGCGTACGGGTACAGGAAATATACCGCAAGGCACAAGATGCAGAAAACGACGAGTTTGATCATTTTTTTTCGGTTGGGAAAGAAAACCGCGTGTCCCTTCAACGCGCGAAAGATTTTCTCCACCCACAAACAAAATCATGGGATGGGCCCAGCGCATACGCCATTTGGAAGCCTTCCATGGGAAAGAAAATAAACTCCAGCGGCGGCTGTACCGCTTCGTCAACACCATGCTGAAGCGAGACACGTACAAGCATGCCACGGTGGAAGAGATGCAGGCCAAGGTGCAACGCACACTGGAATGGATGCAATCGAAGGCCTCGCTGAACCAACTGAAATCCGACGAACGATTGCTGGCACTGGAAGGCCGGCGAAACCCCGACATTTTAAAAGTCTTGGGCGACACGCTCACCGACTCGCAGAAGCAGGCAGAACTCTTAGCAGCGTTGAAGCACCACTTCGAGCAAGCCGCCGCCGATACCACCGTTAAGACGGTCGATGGGTGGCGGAAGAAATGGTTCAAGAAGGAAATATTTGATTATTCACCTGGCCTATGGTGGATCGACGATGCGTGGCCAGAGAATCATCTGCACTTGAATATCATGTCGTGGAACGTGCTGGCGTCGTCCGCAGTGAAGTACCACACGAACGGAACAGAAGAAACCTTGGCTCAGAAAAAAAGACGACACCGGAAACTGATCGACAAAATGTTAGCCGGCAACTACGACGTGGTCTTGCTCCAAGAAGTGGACGAGGCGTTCGTGAAAGCCTTGCGCAAGCGAGTGACCCGCAACTTTACCAGAGCGCCGACGTACGACATCGCGTTTAAACTGCCGTTGGATAAGGCAGTTGAAGAGGAAGACGGGGTGTACTTGAACCGGCGGGAGACGGCGCAATTCGGAAACGCCATCATGTACAACGTGAAGAACGGGAAGTTGAAGCCCATGGGAACTACCTCGAAATTGATTTGGAACAAGGATGAAACGGTGTACGATCGCAAAAATGCATTGATCATGAACTTTCAATGGTTGAACCGGCCCATCTCCTTCGCCAGCCTGCACCTCTCCGGGAGGAACGAAGCGGCTCGCAAACGGCTGCTGGCAGATATTCTGGACCACCCGACATTGAAGCGGCGCGCGGTCTATGGCGGGGACTTCAACATGGTCGTCGGCGCCGATGCCTACAGCACCTGCTCGTTCGACTACGACCAAGAGCGCAAACCGGCATTGATCGATAAAATCGAGATTGCGACGCCAGAGACGCTGGTGTTCACCGATTACAAGATTTTGAACCTTCCGTGCAAAAACTTCCAGTTTGACAAGGTTGGATCGGATCATTTTCCCGTGGTGGCGAAGGTCGAGTTGGCGCACCCATGGGTCCGCCTTACCGACGAGGGCATCATATTAGCACCAGCACCTTGGGAAGACATCTTGACCCTTCCAACTTCGAAGAAAAAGAAAAAGAAAAAACAGGATATCGGGCGGCTGGCCATGTTTGGATACATCCCGGAACCAAAAAAGAGAAAGAAAGCAAAGAAGAAGACGGAAAAACCCGCCCAGAGCATGAGGGATGCATTGAGGTTAGGATTGGCAAGGCGAAGACATGCGGTGGCGGGCGAGGACGATTTCGCCGCTGGGAAAAAATAAATTATAAAAACATGATCTTGGCAGTTTTAAATTTTATACTCGGTCCAGTTCACCATATGTACCACCATTACTTTTACATTTACTGATGCATACATATAATTTAAATAATATTGCATGAATAAAAAACAAACCCAACAAAAATATGGAGGATAAGGCATGATTTAATGATAAAAATGGATAAATCGCATATCCATCGATAAACCAATCAATTACAAACACAATACCATATGTCACTGCGAATAATAATGCATAAAGTATATTTGCATCAATAATTTTCATTGTGGATAAATAAAAATCCACTTGTATAAAGATTACGTTGAGTATATGTTCACTGACAGAATTTAATCCTAAATAATGTTCATTTGCAATTGTTGGATTCACACGGTGTGAATTTGGATACAATATGAACCATACAACACTTGTAACAATAATAGTGGATGCTACTAAGATATTTCCAGAGATCAAGTGAAAAATATCATAATTTTCAACTGTGCCTGAATGTTTTCGCTCCGTATTTGACTTAATTTCATTGCATTCATGCTGGCGTTCACGACGTGCGCGTAATGATTGATTTGTACCACATATAAAAAAGATAGTAATCAAAGTCCAATTCCATGAAGTATATGCTTTAAATAATTGAAATTTAGTCGCATAAACAACGTTGAACCAAATACATATACAATAGATGCATACAACGAAACGAAAGATAAGCAAAGTATCATAAGCAGGTGTACATTGAAAATGTGGAAATCGCGATTCACCTAATTTAATATTCATATTATGATATACATTGTTTTCAAATGCTTCTGTTACCATGTCCTTAAAACCAGTATTCATTTTCATAAATATATATATACGCCATATAATAATACAAAACAATATACCAATGATTGCTACACACAATGGTGGTGACCATGGGTTTTCTTGCAACATGTTTAGGTAATTTATGTATTAAAATACTCTTTTTTTTTTTGAAATCTGATACATTGGGCCGTCTACATATTTATACATATATATATATATATATATTTATTTTCTTAGTTATATTCTAGTTTTACTATATATACCATACTATACGTAGTGTAAGATCCGGATCTTGTATCAACTCGAGAATAGTTGAAATGAATGGTGTGCATCATTTTAAAAAAATTCAAATATAGTCTGTGATCATTTTTTTACCTTAAATTGAAAAAAATTACCAAGAGAAAAATAAGAAATATTAATTATATTATTATTGATAAAGACAGACAACAAGGGTTTGATTACTCAATATCTCCCCCCTAAACGTTTGTACTGGGCGATGCGCTTGTTTTCGCTGGGTACACCCATCCCGCCTAACCCGATCAGTACCAACAACCCGATAACCAAAGTAATTCCCAACCACGTAGGAAATGGTGCAGGTTCTTCTTTTTTGGTCATTTTGTTGTTGGGGGAGAAAAAAAATCTCCATTCCCAATAAAAACAATGCTCCGCTCCGTCAAACAAGAATTGAAATCCGGGCCACGAGATCAATCGTTGCGCCGAGCCTTCAACACGGTGTTGCGAGGCGGCCAGACGTTGGATGCCACAATCAATGCCATCTCAACACTGAAACCAAGCCTGAAATCCCGTTTCGATGTTACCATGAAAGATTTCGATGTATTTTATCCTACGGAACCTCGGATGGTGTACACGTTAGGAATCATGTACTATTTGATGATGGCATCGGCAAACGACGATGAGATGGATGATAACTTGGGTTGGATCCTAACGTTATTGAATGCTCTCGCTGACCAGACAGACAACAAGTCTCAAAATGGAGAAACAATCGAACCATATAAATATTTCGACTATCTAGAAAATAACAAATTGAAGGATGGCCAAACAACATTCTATCGAAATTGGTTCGACGGGTCCATACGAACCATGGGACAGTTGATGGAGTTTCTCGGCGGGTCCGAGTTGGAAACCATGCAATTGAAGAAAACCGATTTTGGCGGTGGCAGTTGCAAAACGTATGCGAATATCGATTTGGATAAAGTTGATGTGGAATTGGATAACTCCGATCCTATCGTGTACTACGACGGAGAAAAAGCCGTGAAAGTCAAAGTGTTAGGTAAAGGGGTGTTCGGTGAAGTGGTACTGTACAAGGCAGGTTCAGTGCACGTAGCCTTAAAAACATACAAGAATGAAAACGATCGGGAAATTGAAATATTGCAAAATTTAGATGGCTTTGAGACCTGCAATGTAATAGGGGTCCGATTGATAGAGACGGACGAAAAAAAATACTTTTGTGCCATGGTACCTGCCAGCGGTAGCCTGCAAGATTTGGCACCTGCAAAAAGCGAGAAGGTGGCGAAGAAAGTGATTTACGACGTTGCGAAAATGTACCAGTGCATGATTCGGCAGCGCAATTTGTTCTACTACGATATCAAACCGGCCAATACTTTGTTTACGTGTGACTCTTCGACCGGCTCGATTCGAATTTTTGCTGGAGACATTGGTGGATTTTGTGAACAAGGAAAACAATGCCCTTCTACTTACCGTGCCCCGCTCCCGTTCAACAACATATTGGTGTACGACATGGAGAAACAAACGGTGAAAGCCTACCCAATAAACGGCGACAAAATGACTCCATCGATTCTACGAGGCTTGGACACAGCAAAGTTCGATGTCCAAGACATGGCGAAAGACGTCCAAGAAAACGAGATGTTTCTAAAGATCGAAAACGTGTACAAACAAGGCGAATACGTCTTGTTGCGATTCGAGGACGGGCCAACCATGATGGAAAAGTATTTGAAATTAGTCAAGGCCGATAAAGCAACCGTGATAAAACTCAAAACGAAATATTTTAAGAAAAAGCCGGGAAAAAAGCCGGCGAAACAGCCGGCGAAACAACCTGCCAACAAAAACAAACCCTGCTCCAAATTGCGGAAAACCAAAGATCCCAAATGCGAGGAACAAGAAGGGTGTCAATGGGTCACAGGGAAAGGATGCACTGAAAAAGCAGCAAAAAAATCATCTTCCAAACTGGCTGCCAAACCGGCTGCCAAACCGGTGAAGAAGCCAGCCAAGAAGAAGCCCTGCTCCAAATTGCGGAAAACCAAAGACCCCAAATGCGAAGAACAAGAAGGGTGCAAATGGGTCGTAAGGAAAGGCTGTACTGAAAAATAAGCATTGCAATATTTTTTCTATAGATGTTCATTTCCTGCTTTTTTTTTGCAACCCTCCCAAACAAAACCCAAGACTATGACAACCATCATCGGCGCCTCCATCCTTCCCTTCAGCATCGACCCGTTCTACCACGGCATCTACTTTTTGCTCGCCAAAGAGCGAAGTGGGACCTGGCGCGGGTCGAACAAGTGGGACGACTTCGGCGGCAAAGCCAACGAGAACGAAAATCCTTGCGAAGTAGCCTCGCGCGAATTCCAAGAGGAAAGCGCAGGGGTGGTCAAGATCTACGAGAACGAAACTCCGATTCCTCGGCGGTCGCACGAACTGGTTTCCGACATGTTGAAGAACCAACAGTACATGATGCACATCGACTTCAAGCCGGACCACAATCCCTTTGTCTACCGGACCTACGTCAAACAAGTGCCGTGGCAACCCGAATCTTTTCAACGATTTGGATTGCTGATCAACGAGTTGGTCAACCTGAAACATGGCAAAGACGTCAGCATGGCCACCTACAACCACCCCGCCGTTTACAATATCACCGAAGACCGGTCGCAAATCAAAGTCAAAGACGCGTACCTGGAGAAACAGCAGTTGGGGTACTGGTCCATCCCGCAACTTCGGAGCGCCCTCCAAAAACCCAAACGGTTGATCCACATTCGACACGGCCGGAAGCAAATGCTGCGGGAAACGTTTTCGAAGCGCCTAGGGTTCGTGCTGGATCAATTTCGACGGGACGAAGTGCTGCACACGGGAACTTCATTGCCAGTCATCAAGGATCATGCGGTCAATTCCAACAAACAAAAAACCAACGAGGAAACAAATCCATAAACCATGTTGAGCGTCGATACAGCCAACGCGAAGCGAACCCCGAAAACCGAAGGCGTGGCACCTTTTCCCCTTCGTATGCCCAACCAAAATGTAGCCTTGGTGCAAATTGCACACCGGGACCTGCAATGCAGCACGAAAAATGGAAGGGCCGGCCTCCGCATATTGGGCATCTTCGACAAAGAATCGAAGGCGAAAAAACACTTTAAGAAATGCGTCAAGCGGGGACTGGTGGAGCCGCTGCCAGCCTTCGTGGTGAACCTCTTCGAGACCAACGTCATCCCGAACAACAAATCTCGAACCGTCGAATACTTGGCCGCCAAAGCGGAAGCGCTGAAGGAGGAGAACAAAGAGGAGATGGCGGAGCGGCGCCGGAAATTCGAGGAAAAGTTGGAGAAGCGCCGAAACAAAGAAATTGATACTAGGGACGAAGTGCTGGACATGATGAAAGCGAACGAACAATTGAAAGAAGAAGAAGCAAACGACGATGATTCGGACGACGACGACGACAACGAAGGCGTCAAGCGGGATGCCGAGATCCGCAGCCAGAAATTCGTCGCCATCAGTTACTTGCTGGACAAGAGCGAGGAGCAGGAAGACGCTTTCACCATCTACGCGGCGTTCGACCGGCAGGACGAGGCCACCCGGTACGTGAAGGATACGTTGTCCGACTACGACAATTCGCTGCATTTGTTCGTGAACGACATGTACGAGTGGCTGTTCCCCTACATCATCGAGAAGCCAGGGACGTTGAAATCGATGCCCTTCTCGTACCACCACGACCAATTGAACGCTTTCATGCAAACCCAAGCCAATCAAAAAGACATGGTGGCGGCGTACAAAAGGGCGATGGAGGAGCCGGCGAGAACAGACGACCTGGAGATCGAGGAAATAGGAGAAACGCCCGACGACGACGAGCAGAAACAATGATTTTATTTATATTTTTTTTTCTATTCTTTCCTAAAATGAATACCAAAAGGTGGTTGCGCTCGCAGCCCAAATCGACCAGCGTGCCGACACGGCGCCTCTACAATGCCTACCGACGCAAACTTCGCGGTGGGGAAGACTACGAGAAGGATCTGGACATCATGGAGAGGACCGCGCAGTTCCAGGGCCAGTTCAAGATGAAGAAAAACGACGGCGTGATGTTCACGCAGTTGATCGATCAAAACCAGCAGATGATTGAGAGGTACGAGGGTGGCACCGACTTGTTGCGAATTGCCGCCATGTTGTATTTGTTGGCGAAGCACAAGAACGATTGCACGCCGATTGGATCATTTCAATCGATCGACAACTCAGTCCTATTCTATTCTTGGGACTTCAAAAAATACAGTTCATATAAACTATATTGGTTGGCCATTTGGCCCGATTATTTGTACGACTTCACAACTACAAGTGAAATTTATAACAAATTCCCTGTTATTCACGTTGACAAGGAGCAATTGCAAGAGCAGAGTGTTGAAAAGAGAGAAGAGTATCTTCTGAGAAAGGAACTAGAAAAAGAGACATTAGACCAAACGTTCTTCCCATACTACCTTGACCCAGAGAAAACAAAGTTGACGGAGTTCGAACAAGCATGGAATCGTATGTGCGCATCGTCCGAGAAACGGTTCATCTTTGTCTATTTAAGTCTAAATACGGGAATTAAGCGTTATACCGGCTCCCACGCCAACGTCTTGATTTACGATCGCAAGCGAAAAGAACTTGAGCGTTTCGAACCGCACGGTGGACGATCGCAAAAACACTGGTGTAAGGTGGCGATGGAAGGTGATGGGAAGTACAGGGATACACTTATGGCGCAGCAGTTGCCCAATGATTATTGTGATGGCAAATCCTTGGATCGGGCCATCGTCAAGCATTTGAAACCTATTATCGGTTTCGAGACATACATCCCCGCCAAAGCGTATTGCCCTTACCTCGGCTTTCAAAGCAGACAAGCGTTGAAAAAGCAAGGGGTAGATCCAGAAGGATTCTGTCAATACTGGTCCATTTACTACATCGATCTCCGTCTCAGCAACCCCGATACCCCGCGCGATCAGTTGGTACAAAATGCATTACGTAACATTGAAAGCCTGACCTCGGATTTCGGCCAGTTTATTCGCGCCTACGCGACCTTCATGGAATTGATGGTCCGCATGGTGGTGAAGAACCAAGACAAAGGCGAGGGTATTCTTCAGAAAATGGCAGCAGACATGGTTGCGGAGTTTACCGACGACGTCAACTATTCTCCGCAGAAAAAAGCAACCAAGCCAAAAAAAGAGCAGCCGGAGAAGAAACATCCGGCGCCGAAACCAAAAAAAGAGAAGCCGGAGAAGAAAAAGCATTGCTGTTGCGTCACCGGTACCGGAAAGCCGTGCACGCGCAAAGCCGCGGCTGGATCCAAGTATTGCACACAGCATAAAAAAGCCATTGCCAACAACAACGGGAAGTGTTCGAAAAAGCAAGCGGACCCAATTTGTTGAGCGGTAAACCGCCCAATTTTAATATATATATATTTGAATACAGAAATATAAAATCACATTATCGAATATAAATATATAAAATGAATCTGGAGGAACTCCCGGAGGACTTGGCGATAAAGATTTACACCGAGTATGCCCCTGCACCGGATCCAGACCGCGTGTTTTTCCGTATCACGATCATGCAGCAAGTGGATATGAACATTTGGGTGTATATGGTGACATTTGTGACCATGGACGGCGCTGTGATACCTACACATTCCAGAACGTACCCAAGAGAACTGGAACGTGCGTTGAGGAATTGCGCCAAATCGTTGGAAACGACGTTGTTGAACTCGGATATTCCGTTCCATACCAAGTCGACCAATTGCTGCTTGATGACTGCCGGCTTGATTGGACCCCTCACCAAAAGACAAAACCGACGCAATTGTTGCAACCTCCGCAAATTCCAATCTTTCTCCATCACCACCAAATTTCCGGTGCCTTTACAACCTAACCGAAACTACTTGCAGCGGTTGGTCCGACAGGCGATGGAAAACGTAAAGACTCGCAATCGGATTTCGGTACATAAGACAGTTTTCAAAGGCAACCAAGTCGTACTCTGGATCGCATTGCAAAAACCACCGTTTCCGATTTCCAGCGTGTTGAGTAAACGGTACAACAACTTTTAAATTTTTTTTTTCTGTGACTGTATATAAAAAAACATGAACATCTCTCCACTGACAATGATACTCCTCCTCGTCGCGGCACTTGTCGCCGGAAATACCCTTTTTCCAAAGATTCAGTTGCAACTAAATTTACATAAAGAGGAAAAAGCAAGTTGATATGAGAGTTCATTCTTAAATCAATCACTGCGGTGACTTCGGCTCGATTTTATTCGACGGGCCAGCCAAACACCATGGCGACCGGCTATCAAAAATCGATGTTTTCAAGCAAAGACCAGGACGCTCAGACCCCCGACGACGTCATGGAAAAAATTCGCAACTGGTACAACGGCGGGAAGGAGATGCACGATCCGTGCCCACCCGATTGGAACAGCACCATGCCATCGGGGCTCGAGACCGAGTGGAAAGACGTCAATTACGTCAATCCACCGTACAACAACCTTGCACAGTGGATGAAAAAATGTGTCGAGGAAGCCAAGAAAGGGAAAAAAGTCATTTGTCTGATTCCCCAGCGAGGGGATGTCAATTGGTGGCACGATTGGGTATTGGCACATGCCGATCAAATTGACTTTGTAAAGCAAGGCGTACGGTTTAAAACCTACAAGCGCAAGTGCCCCTTCTCGATCTGCATCGTGGTGTACGACGGAAAGCCGAAAAAACGAAGAAAATTAAGAATAAATAGCATTGATTTCTACGAAGAAGAAAAGGCAGAATTGGCGAAAAAAAGACGAAAAACCAAATAAATTTAATTTTGCGCGCAAAAATTCCTTTTTTTCAATACTAATTATAATGGGTCTTGATTCTATGGCAATTACGGCACAGGAGATCGCATTTCGGAATTTCTTCTTTAAAATGCTTTTCGTACTCTTCTTTTTTCTTGTAAACAATGTGAGAAATATTAATTATCTTAGTCTCTTCATCACGATGATCATAATCGAAACCATTGCATGTCTGTACCGTTACTTTACGATGACATATCTTACACTCGCCAATCTTTAACTTCGTCATATTAATTTCATGACGACGACGTTTCATTGTAGCGTTTTGTTTTCTTCCTTCCAGTTTTCTTTTTAAATCTGCTCTTTCTTTCGTTTTGACATTGTGACAAAAGGAACAGCGTGCTTCACACTTTTTTACTTCCTCTTTCATTGCGTCCACGCCACCATTATAAGCCCACCACTTAGATTCGCCCACATTGTATATTTTAGTCCCACGCACATGATCGGCTTCAATCACACGATAATCGGTTAACCCGCAATCAATACATGTCTGTTGTTTTTTCCAATTGATCCAGAATTCACGACATTTTCCATTTTGTGTGGTCGGGTTAATAATAGATTTTTGCTGAGATGTACGACAAGATATACAATAATTAGTCAACTTCTTTCGTCGATGTACCGATGGTTGAAAGTCTAATTGTGGCTTTATACGCAAACAACGTTTACAGAGTTTAAATCCTTCTTCCTGGATTTCTTTCTCACTCATCAAACGTTTGCGTTTTTTCTCTGATCGTCTACGACTTTCTGTACATTTTGGGCATACTTTTAAATCCGAATCGTGGTATCTTTTGCACCCCCAAGGGGCCCGAGCACATTTCTTCATTTTAGTACATAAGACATATTTATTTAAGGTACATAAACGCAAGGCGTACGGTTTAAAACCTACAAGCGCAAGTGCCCCTTCTCGATATGCATCGTGGTGTACGACGGCAAGCCGAAAAAACGAAGAAAATTAAGAATAAATAGCATTGATTTCTACGAAGAAGAAAAGGCAGAATTGGCAAAAAAAAGACGAAAAACCAAATAAATTCAATTTTGCGCGCAAAAATACCTTATAATTCGAGACCAACCATTTTTTTTTCTAGAGCGGTAAACCGCTCCAAATAATAAAAAAAATAAAATAATATATATATAATTATACATATATATATATAACTGATATAATATACATATATATTATATATTTAAATATGCCTAAAATACGTTGTATCCATTGTGAAACATCATTTGTTACGGTGCAAGCGGCGAAAAAACACGAAACAACTTGTCCATTGAAACAATTGTCGTGGCTTTTTTCCGATCCAGAACAATTTACCAAAGAAGTGGAGAAAAGAAAAGAAATTTTCCAAAATGAAGATTCAGAACAAAAAGAAAAGAGTAAAAAAGAAAATGAAAAGCGTCCTCGGAAAGAATATATGAGAAAATATATGAGAAAATATAGAGAATCAAAAGAAGAAAAAACTGTTGCATTGGAGTTGTTACAATTGAAACACGCACCACCGAAGGAAAAGCGTATTGGTGTTTACACCATACCAGAACGAAAAGCATTATTAAAAAGATACCATGCCAAACGAAAACGACGTGTATTTGTTAAAAAAACTACATACCCATGTCGTCAAGTACACGCAAACAACAGGCGGCGTTGTCATGGTCGATTTGTAGTTTCAGAGGCAGGTAAACGGTTCCAAGAAGGGGCCAGAAAAACCAAGATATCAAGTAAGAGAAAATGGAAAAGACGACCTGTTAATACCTACACATACGAAGAGTTCATTCTTGAAGTAGTGCCTTCAGAAGTTCCGGGTTGCAACCGATTCGTAAAAAAACATTTCTGTCCAGTTGCTGGCTGTGGGTTAAAATTCGAAAAATTCCCAGGCGCTCAACACCACGCCATTACACAGCATGGATGCAATGTTATTGGTAAAAACGGCAAAATACATATAGCGGCTAAATTTAAATGCATGCACGAGGAGTGTAGAGAGGAAGGGAAAGCGGAATACCACGCCATTACAGAATTTAGGAAGCACCAACGAAAAATGCATGGTCGTCCCTTCGAGATTATTGGTAGACACAGTTGTGGTGTTGCAGGCTTTGAATGTTCAATCGCTACGGCTTTAAAGGATGGATGCGAGGGTTGTAAGAGTACTAAGGCGTGTGAAAGGTGTTCACAAAAGCATTATGGCTGTTCCAATATGGACTGTCCGTGTTGGGCTAATGATCCTGACTTGGAGCATGAGATGAGCACACGGTGTTCGAAAAAGAGGAGGTGTTGAAGCCGGCCATATTTCGCTGGTTATCCGCGTTAAGTGTTCTTTTTTTTTTATTTTTACTGCAAACAAAATGAAAACCTACCGTATTCCTCGCATCCACACCTTCTCCGACTGGAAGAAACAAGAAGCGACCCAGCCTACCATACATGACGCTGCAACCAACATCGGAGAGCACTCCTGTGACATCTACGACGACCAGACCGGGGCACTGATCCTCAAATTTCGCAAACGTGCCATCCCAACCGATCGGATACAACTGGCCAAATCGATCTACGGAAACATCGACCAGGTGATGAAACCCTCCTTCAGTCGCAACGCCGCGGCGGGAAAGGTGGATTTGGACCAGATAAAACAATTCAAACCACACGTCCAAGCCATTCATGTTTCCAATCGCTTAGGCACAAAGGCCAAGGTAGAGGTGAAAGGCGGCAAAATTCTGACGGAACCCGTGTCCAACCCCGTCAAAAGTTACAAGGCGGGGTACACTTACTGGAGATTCCAAGGAGGTTGTGCCATGCCCACAGGCTTCACGAAGGAATTTCCGGACAAGTGGCGTGCCTCCCTCCCGTTCTTCAATGCCATCGGCGAGCAATTCGAGGCGAACATGCCGGATCGCGCGGCCATACATCGAAAGGCCATGGAGGGTTGGGAAGAGTATTTGATTGGCGATACCGCCTTGTCAACGGCTGCTATCAACGTGAATTACGAAAGTGCCTACCACGTTGATCGAGGGGACCTCAAGGAGGGATTCTCCACGTTGACCGTCTGTGAATTCGGGACGTACGAGGGCGGCCTGTACATGGTCCCGGAATATGGATTGGCCATCGACGTTCGAGAGGGAGATTTGGTGTTGAGCCAATCGCACAAGTATTGGCACGGGAACACCAAAATTGTGCCAAAGACCGAAGGGGCGAGGCGAATGTCGTTTATCACCTACTTGAAGGGGAGTATACCAAAGGCTGTGAATAGAAAATAGGTACCTACATTTTTAAAGAACTGCTTATTGTGCGAGCAGATTTTACTTTTTTTTTTTTCGGAACAATAAACAAAAACAAAATCATGCCTACCCCGAATTCTCATCAAGGGAGTTAAGGTAATA